CATTAGTATTAGAACCTTTAGCTCCAGTACTAAACAGTTGTGCTTGTCTAGCTCTATATGGATTTGCTATAAGTATTTTGCTCCAAGTTTGTGCTAACTCAAACCATACTTCAGGGAAAGGAAATACGTTTCTTGTAATATCAGATATTAAATGTTTTTTAGAAGTATCATACAATAAATTTTTTGTTGCAGATAATCCGTATGCTCTACTTTGTGTATTAGCTAAGTCATAATCATCAATCTTGCTAGTAGCTACACCTTTTTGCCCACGCATTTCATCTATAACTTTTTTAGGTATTTTAGCTTCTTGTGCTTCTTTAATAAATTTCTTTTGTAGTTTAGGTGACATGTCCATAAAGTTGTCATTTATCCATTGCCATCTATATTGTTTCCAAACAACAGACCTAGAAAGATAAGCGTTTGGTTTTGTCATAAGATGTTTAAAAGCTATATCAGTCATAGTGTCAAGTTTATTTTCTACTTTACCTAAAAATCCTGTAACATCTCTTTGTGGTCTTGACCCTTTAACTAAACCAAAATCTACACCTTCGTCAATAAAATAAGACAAACTTTTATAAATATTTTCTAAATGTTTTTTATTATATTCTTTAGTTACATCAGGTATAAAATCAACAACGTTAGCTTTACCTAATGTTTTACCTCTAGGTAGTTCTAATTTACCAGTAGCTATTGCATTTCTTAAATTTTCATTACCACCAAAAGTTCCAAATTTATAACTGTATTTATCTCCTGCAATATAGTTTTTACCTTCAACTAATTGTTCACCAGTTTTAATTCTTATACGTGCTTCTACAGAAGCTAAATAAGCATCTGCATCACGTGCATTAGTAACAATGCCTTCCATTTTGTTACCACCTAGTCTTGCTAATTCTTTTCTAAGAGGTAATGCTTCTGCACTTCTAAACCATGCTTTAGATGCGTCATTAAATCCATTAGCAGCTAAGTATCTAGCTATAGGGTCATTACGTAATTGTATTAACTCTGTACCAATACCATTAACGTATCCTTCTTCTCCACGTCTTATTTCTATAAAATCTCTACCCATACTAGAACCTCTAGTTGGTCTTCCTTTTAATGCACCTGCTGACCAAACACTATTAGTAACTTCTTTATACTCAAGAGTTTCTCTAATTTTTGCGCTGTCAATACCACCGGCACTTTCTCCTAAAAACTTTTTAGATAACTTTCCTGCTTGACCATGTGACCTAGCCCACACCATATGACTAGCAGGATGTATAAACATATTATCAAGTCCTGCAGCAGCCATTCTCATGCTTTCTTCCATAAATACACGAATAAACCAAGCACCTCTAAGAAGTACTAATGGTTTAAATACATTTCTTGTCATGTAATCTAATGTCAAAGTGTAAGCATCATCTGTTAAATTTTTACTTGGAATAATGCCTGTAAAATCATCTGCACCTTTAAATGCTTTAATCATATTTTTACCAGTATGTTTTAAGTTAGCACGTAAACCGCTTTCAAATTCATCACCATAAGTTGTAAATACTTTACCTAATGCTCTGTTCATTAATCTGTAATCTACTAAAGGTGCCATTAATTCTGCTGATTCTGATAATAAATGTAATGAAGGTACAACCATATTTATTTCTTCACCGTTAGGACCACGTTGTACAATAGTTTCCATAACATCACCAACAAATGGCATGTTGTCTCCAGTTAAACTGTCAACAAAATATTTTCTAATGTCTGCATTGCTTTCAAATATTTTCTTGGCAATTCTTTGTGTAGCAATAGTTTTACCTGTTTTTTGCATAATAAATTCATCTCTTAATATTTGTTGATATGCAAAGTTTTGTATAGCTTCAAAGTTACCTTCAGGTATAGCTATTAACTCATCAACTATAGGTTTCATAGCATCAAAACTATATCCAGTAACTTGCATGTGTGATACAAGATTTCGTACAGCACTATCTCTGTTTGTAAAAGATAATCCTTCTTCTGGAGTTACGCTAAGTATTTTGTTCATATAAGGTTTGTAACCAGAACGCATGTTAGCGCTAAAGCCCATTAGTTGTGCATAAGAATCACCTTGTACTGGTTTACCTTTAAGAACATTAATACCTTGTTTAATACCTCCACCTAAATAAGAACCAACGCTTCTAAATGCTGCGTCTTCTTTTCCTATAGCACTTAAACCTTTACCAACTGTTTGTTTTATAACATTTGTACTTTCTAATAAATCTTTACCTTTTAATGCTGATGTTCTTAATACTGCATTAGTTAATCCTGATTGTTTACCCGGTAATTGATTAATTACACCTGTGTCAAATAAATTGTCTAGTATTTGTCTAACTTCTAAGTAATCCGTTGCGTCAGCTATTTGTTTGACTACTGTATAATCTAAATTATCAAAACCCGGTGTAGTCATTAACTTAGCTACATTATTTTCTTCTGTTAGAGCTTTAGTCATTTTTCTACCAAACGGTGAGTTCATTAAATCTTGTGTTGTATTTCTAAATAATGATGTTCTAGTACCACTAATAACACCTGCTTGTTTATAAAGTTTTCTACCTGCAGCGTATTCTCTACCTTCGTCACCTTTAAATTTTCTAACAAGTTGACCATTCTTACCACTTATTAAAGGTTTTTTATCAGAGAATGGGTCTACATAATCTTCTAACTCATTAACTCTTTTATTAAAAGTGTTTAAATAATTATCTACTTTTGCAGCTTTTTGTGCATCAAGTAATTTATCTACAGTGATAGGAGCTTGTTTTAATTTATTTATAGTAGATATTCCTTTAGATAAAGGTATGTCATAAGCGAGTCTAAGACTGCCGTCAATAAATCCAGACAATGTATTTGCTGCAGTTGTACCACTAGGAGTTATATTATATGCAACTTGTCTACCCGGTGAGTAAGGTTGTAATACACCAGTATCTAATCCTTGTTTTTGTCTCCACCAATTAGAAATACTAAACATATCGTTGATGTTATTACCCGGTGCATAGTTAGATTTTCTGCCTTCAAAAAATTGTATTCTATTAGGACTAGATAAACTTGTATATTCTTGCATACCTAATGCTTCATTTGCTTTTATAGGTGTACCTACATTGTCATAATATAATTTTCTAGCTTCTGTTTCACTTAAACCCATATCAAGTAATCGTTGATAACGTATGTCGTCTTCAGCTAATAAACTTTCAAATATAAATTTTCTGTCTCTATCAAAATTAACTGGATTACCATTCCATGCTTCTCTAAATGCAGCACTAAATGCAGTTTCTCCTGCAAGTTTAGAACTTTCTTTCCACATTTCTGCATACTCTTTAAGTTCACCCCATGTACCTTTATCTTTACCAATATCAGGTATTTGTGTATTACTTACATACATAGCTAAATTTTCTTGTGCTTCAGTTGGTAACATACCACTTTCAATCATGCTGTCGTATGCGTGTAAATCAGCAACATATTTAAGTTGACGATTTACTTTAGAAACTTTTTCGCCCATACTTTCAAAACCAAGTAACGCCCATACACCTAATTGTGCATCACCTTTAAATACACTTGCAAGGTTTAATGTCATGTCTTGATGTTCAGGCATTAGAGGATTACCCTCACCATCTGTAGAAGCTAACTCCCATTGTTTAGCTGCTTGTTCAGATTGTGATATAGAATACCTATCTACTACTTCTTCTACTGCAGCTGAATTAGGGTCTGCACCTACTTGTGTAAAACCAATAAGCAAACTCTGTGGTGCATTAGGATACTTTTGTGTAAACGCTATTAACTTTTGTGGGTCAACATCGTTAAGATTTTCTTTTAAGTTTTTAAACTTTTTATTTCTAGCAACGTTACTAGCTACTTGTGATTGTTCAAATATTGGGTCAGGGAAGAACACTATTCGCTACCTTGATTAATCAACTCCGATATAATTGAATTAGGCATTACTTGATACATTGCGGCAAGTAACATATTAGCGTCTTCATCTATTGCTTGCATTGGAGGTGAACCTGCACCTAACATTGCGCCTTCTGTAATTGGTTGATTAGGAAACTCTGTTGCTCCGAAAACGTTTGGAGTTGCACCTGTTGTATTACCTACAGGTATTTGTCCTTGTTGTGCTACAGGTAATGGTGCTGCAGCTTGTTGTTCTGATAAACCTTTTTGTTCACCATAAGCTACACCCGGTATTCTTCTTATAGGTTGTTTACTGTTACCTGCTCCACCATCAGTTCTTTGTGATAATGCACCCGGACCACTTACAGCAGCCGGTTTATTAGGTGGTCTGTATCCACCTCTAGTTCTTTTCTTCGCCATATTCCTCCATTATTACAACATAAACACCCGGATAAGGATTTATAATTTCGTATGCTTGTTCAAAAGATACTACTTGTGTATCTCCGTATTCTTCATTTACGATATTCCAAAACTCTGCTTCAACAAATTCTTCGTTCATTATGCTAATCCAAAAGCAGCAGCCATATCTGGCGGTGGTCCTTGAGGAGCTTGCATCATTTGTTGTTGTTGTATTAATGCCATCTGCTCTGGAGACATCTGTGGTTCTTCTGGAGTATAAAATTGTTTTAAAATTTCTGTCATAGCATTTGGATTATCATATATAGCTATAACTGCCATTGTGGCTTGTGGGTCTCCTTCTGCTGACCTAGCAAGAACACTATCAAATAAAACATTCTCAGCTTTATTTTTACGTATACGCTCTTGTACTTTGCCTACATTTTCAAGACCATCAATATTATCTTGTAAAGTTTCTGTATCAATAATACCTGCTTGTACTAATTGCAAACCTGTAACAATTTTTTGTGGCTCATCAAATCCTGCCATAACACCATAGATACGTCTTGTTCTGTGGTCTCCACCTATATCACTAAGTGGTTTATAGTTTTCTGAAAAAGATGTTCCGTTAAAATAACCTGCCATAGGTTTACTTTGTGTACCTGTTTCTACAGCAAGTACTTCATCTAGTTCTAATCTTTTAGAGTCCATTTCTGCTATACCAACTTTTATAATCTCTCTATATTCATTAATCATTAATGACATAGAGGAGTTAAGTTCTGCAAGACCTGCACCAGTAGCTACACTAGCAGGAGACTGTGCATCATCAGTTACTGGATAACCACCAACTAATCTAAGCTGTCTCTCTAATCTATCTACTTGTTGAAATAATTGATAAGGTATGTTATTTGCAGGTTTAGATACTTGTGTACCCGGAGCTAAATAGTTAACAGCAAATCTACCTTTACGGTATTGTCCACTCTCTAACTCTCCAGAAATATTTGTTTCTGTAAAGACACTATCTTCCATTGCAATAGCTGACATAATATTTATTTTTGCCATCATAGACATAAGTCCTATTGTGTGGTCATACTGACCTTTTAGTTCGTCAAAACTAAATCGTTTCATAAAGACAAAAGGTGTTGTACTTAGTGTGTTAGGTATAAAATCAAAAAGTTGTCTTGTTTCTGGATACACAATGTATGTACCAGTTATGTCATAGTATTCAATTATACTTACACCTTGACCTGTATTATCTTCCCAATCTCCATCTGATGTTGAATCTGTATATCCAATAAGAGATGTGCTTGTGTTAGGAGACCCTTTAGGTTTATTAGGTTTTAAGATTACATTTTTATATTCAGGATATATTTGTGCAAGTTTCCATCTAGGTACACTTCTTAATACTGCAAGTTCTTGTGGTTTTTGGTCTGGACCAAAGTTACCCGGATATGTGTCATAAGGGTCACGTAGTTCTGCAGTAGGATACAAGAAACCATTCTTATCTTGTTTGTGTGTAATAATCCATGCGCAATAACCATAGCCCGGTAACCATCTAGCAGCTTGTGCTAATTGTAAGTTTAGTCTTTGCTTCTCATCATATGAAGAAACTATTCTTTCCAACTTTTCAGCACGTTTTCTAGCACGGTCGCTATCGTTATTGTTCATTAAATCTACACGTATGTTAGGTACACCAGATATTTTTTGTGCAAGTCGGTCAATACCAGACTGCAATAAGTTTGGTGCAGGTAGTAAATCTGAATCAGCAGTATCCATTTGATTGCCTAGTAATGCTTTAATACCGTCAGCACCACCGTTTAAGATTGCTCGTATTCTATATTTATTAGTTTGTCTATTGCTAGAAGAACCACCTGCGACTAATTCTTGCGCAGCGTCTATAATTTCTTCAGCAGATTTTTTATCTAAATTTATTGCCATGGTGCATCATTCATATCAGTAACATTATAACCAGTAAAACTTGGTTTGTATTCCATTCCAACTTCTGCTAGGTGTTCTTTCTGTACTCGTCTAAATACTTTCATTGGGAACCAACTAGACATTACAATGTCTGTCTTATGTTTATTCCTACTAGAAACAGGTTTACCATCAAAGTATACTAACTGTCTTTTGTAACTATCTATTTTAGCTTGACTTTCTGAATTGCCATAGGGTAAATGTATTTTATTTGCGTCAAACAATTCTGACATAGCACCTACACCATATAGTGGGTCGTGTTTGTTTTTGCCTGTTAAGTGTCCTTGTAATAAAATACCTGTACGTAATACAAACTCTTTTATGTTTTCATCTTGACGTATAGCAGTTTGAAAACCGTTTTCTTCTACAATCCAATGAGCTAAGTCATACTTGTGATACCAGTCAGATATAATTTGTGCAGCTGCTCTTACACCACCACCCTTTTGATTATCTATATCTATACAATACAATTCTGAGTTAAACGTATCTATACCCCAAAGAAATGCAGCTTGATATCCGGAACTAGAAGGGTCAAGACCTGCAACAAGTTGTAACTGCTTAGGTATTTCTCCAACAACTAATTCTTGTCTTTTACAAGCGTCAATAGCATCAGGACTAAATATTTGTGTGCCTTCTACATAAGACTGATTAAAGTACACCATTTCAAATATCTGTTTACCACCTGTAGTTTCTGCTGCACGTAATCGTGACATTAACCATTTATGTGTACGCTTACTTTTCCATAACATACAGTCCGTATGTTCTTCATCACTAGCTTCAGGTAGTTGACAAGTTAAATCATGTGCTGTCTCTACTATGCTTTCAAATGCTTCGTTGTTAAGTAGGTGATGATACAAGTCATCAGGATGCTGTCGTGAACCAATTACAACTACAGCTGTATGTTCCTCTTTACGACTAGAGAGTGTTGTAGTCCACCATTGTCTAGTGTTTTCTCTAGCACCGGGTTGCATTGTAGTTTGGTGGTCTTCAATGTCATCTGCAATAATTAAATCACAGTCACGAGAAAGTATCTTACCACCCTTACCTACAGCCACCATTGTTGGTGATTTTATACCCGGAACTGTTCTTGTACCTACAGTAAACTGATTGCTAGCCCACATCTTACCTGACCTATTGTCTGGTTTAAATGATTTGCCGGGTTCACAGAAATCTTCTTGTAATCGTTCATTACTTTCTAGTTGGTCAAGTACAGCAGATACAGCGTTCTTTGCTATGTCCTCATTACCACCTACCCACATAATCCTAGTGTTAGGGTTTTTACATATTTGATAAACGGCAAAGTGTATTAGCAGTTCTGTCTTACCATGACGTGGCGGAGACAGTACTAACAGTTCGCCCCCCTCGTCTATAGACTTAAGTATCTTGTTTATCCAGTTCTCATGGAAGTCTGCAGTTTCATACTTCTCTCCTGTCTCAGTAGCAAAGTACTTGTTGCGAAACGTAGAAAAATTTTCTAGAGCTTGTTCTGCCTCCTGTGGCACAGACCAACCTTCTGCATCTAATTTGTTCTGCAAATCAATCTGGTAAGCAGCATTCATCTTAGAGACAGTAGCAATAGGGCAACCAAGGGCTTCGGCAGCTTTAGTGGCAGTTAGCTCACTATTCATCACTAAGTCAGCTAAACCTTTATCTACGTACTCGTTATAGTATTTGCCCTTCATAGGAGTAAGTGCAGAGTATTTACTGTTTATTGGCTTTTCCTGCTTCTTGTTATGTCTATATTCTTTCATGTATTGCCTACGTTGACATTCAATAGAGCAATACTTTGATTTATTGGCTGTCAAACGTTTTCTGCAGTTAGTAGCGTGACATATCTTTTTAGACATACAATCCTATGTTTTTTGTAAATGTTTGTGTAATGATAATTATATGGTAACATACTCTTAATTACAAACATAGAAGCCCATTAATTAGTTACAAGTAAAGTAGTAATCGGGATACTGAAAGTCTGGAATCGGTCAAACGATAACGTAGTAACGCAAACCAGATACTCAAGGACTAGCTAAAAGTTTCTATCAAAGCTTGCTTTTTTTATTAGCCCGCTATATCCAAAACCCCCTTTAGTTACAACGTTTTACTAGAATATTTTTTTCTACTTACATATATATACAGGGGGGTAGCACATTAACATGTGTGGGTCATACGTACACACATAGACACGTATCGTGTAGGTGTATGGACATGTATAGTTACTATGAATAGTCTTATGTTTCTAAGTTACACAATATACATACTAGATATGGTAGTACGTTAATTAAATACCCCTATATGTAGTTAAGTTAACTTCTTCTAAAGAGATATGAACTCTTAGATACTTAGGTAGGTAGTGAGGGGAAACAGCACAAGATATGGTATGCACTAGATGTAGTGTCATCGGCAACAACCACAAGATGTAGTAGGGGAGAGCTGTGTCTTAGGGGGAAGTAATAGTATTTAACCCCTTACTAAAGTAAGGGGATTAAATACATTAGTCCTGTTGAGAGGAGCCGAAATGAAATTAATGCAAAACATTGGTCTACAAGACCACGTCATATGGTGTCGTGACTTACATGAAGGATACCACCCACGTAATACGACCGACAGTACAGACGCAATAGAGTG